TAAGCTTCAGGTGTTGGCGGACTGGGCCGTCGCAATCGCTGCCAAGCTGCTGGCGGCAGGCAACAGGGAACCGCATCAGCTACAGACCTATCTCCGGGACATGGGCGGCGGGAAGAAAGTGCTGCTGAAGGTATGGGTATTATGAAGGATTTTATTGATGTTAAAGATGCTCAAAGCGCCACTCAAAAAAGAAAAGAGCGAAGAGAACAAGAAAAAAAGAAAACTTTTTCTGATGTAATTAAAGAGTTAAGTGAAGAAGACGAAAAGAAAACTCCTAGAGAAATAAGAGCAGAGAAAAAACAAAAAGAAGTTTTAGAGTCACAAAAAGCAATAGTTACAGGGGAAGATGCTGCTGGCATGGAAGCAGGGGCTAAATCTGTATTTAAGAAAGACGACAACACAGTTTCAGGTACACAAGGAACAAGTGGAGAAGGCGATCCTCTACCAGATCCTGTTGTCGATGAAGATAATAGATTATCCAAATTACAAGATATTATAAAAGAAAGATCTGACCTTTATAAAAAATTATTAGGAGATCCAAAAGAACAATTAAAACAACAAGGCTTCTTACAATTAGCGCAGTTTGGTTTAAATTTAGCAGCAGCTAGAGGAGGAAACTTAGCAGAGAAAATTGCAAAATCGGCGACTGATCCTTTACAAGCATTTGCAGCTTTAGCTAGAGATGCTGCAAAAGATGAAAGAGCGATTGAATTAGCAGCAATTGAATCTGGAGAAAAACAATTGCTTACAGAAATTGAAAGTGAAGCTGATTTATCCACAATTGGTAAATCTGTAAGAGATATTGCAAGGATAAAAGGCATTCCTATAAATGAAGCTTATGGAGTTTATGAGACTCTTTTAAAAGATGATCCTAAAACAGCAACTAACTTTGAAAGATTTACAGCAGCACAGGATGCACAAAACATTCAAAATAATGTAGCTGCAGCCAGATCAGCAGGAGCCATTCCGTCAACTTTATTATTAGATACCTCTCCATTTATAGTAGAAGGGGGATATGATAAAAAAATGGTACAACAGAAATTTTTTGAAGGAGAAGGATTTAAGTTTCAAGATAGTGAGACAGGTAAAATTTTTATGGGTATACCAAAAGATTCTGCTCTACAGGATAAAAAGAAAAAAGTATTAACACAAGATGATTTTTTAATTTTAGAGGACATAGACGTCTTCAATTTCTAACATGGCTATCGTCGATCCAAATTTAATTGATCGTCCCGATCCATCAGGATTAGCAAACGATAAAGAAGAAAAGTATCAAGGTGTAAAAAGTTTTTTAGCGGGTATTGGATCTGGTGCCTTGAAAATACCAGAGGGATTTTTTTCTTTAGGCGCAACACTTTATGACCTTGGAGCAGGGACAGATACAGCCACAGAAGTAGAATTATTTTTCGACAATATCAATCCTTTTGATGAACTAGCTGAGGAAACCATGGTTGGTAAACTAACTGAAACATTAGTTAGTCTTGGTGTTCCCTCCACAGCAGGATTTAAATTAGGAACACAATTAGCCAAGCAAGGGTTAAAGGCAAAAAGAGCAAATCGCTACGCTAATCTAACTTCTAAAGGACAAGTTAAAAAATTTAAAGATCTAGATTTTGCTCAAAAAAAGAAAGCTCTTAGAGGAGCGGAAAAAGAAATTTTAGGTAAAAGTGAAAAGTTAAAAAGATCTTTAGCGGATAGAGCTTATCTATTTGGAGGCGGACTAGGTGGTTCTGCATTGGCAGATTTTGTTTTTGCCGATGAAGAAATTGGAACGATTGGAGATGCTATAGGCTTTGGCCCAACTCAAAGAGACGAACAGGAAAGAGAGGGGAGATCAGAAGCTTTAAGGGAGATAGAGAATAGATTGAAATTTGCTTCAGAGGGAGCATTGCTAACTGCTGGAATAGGAGGAGCTTTTAGTTTTTTAAAAAAAGGAGCAGATTCTGTTAAATATAAATTTACAAGAGATCCTATCGCTGACTCATCAAAGAGACTATTATCTAAATTAACAGCTCAAGGAGTAAAACCTAAAGAAGCAGAAGAACTTTTAAGGCAATTTCAAAGAGAATCAGAAAAGTTTGGTTTTCAAGGTAAAGCTGTTGGCGCTAATCTACAAAAAGTATTTGAAGATATTTTAGATGAAACAGGAAATATTGCTCAACAATTAAAGCCAGAACAAAAAAATAAATTATCAGCAGCAATTCTTCAATCTTTAAAAAGTGAACAAAAGAACGAACTAAAAACAGTCTTAAATGAATTAGGAGTTAATGCTACAAAACAAGATGAAATTTTTACTACTGTAAACAATGCTAGAGACTTTGTAGATAATTTATCAAATCAAATTAGAGACTTAGTGCCTGAAGGAGCAATAGCTTTAAGAGATACAATAGAAAAAAATTTGGGAGAGTATTTAACTACAACTTACAAATTAATTGAAAAAAATAATAAGTTTGGATCTGCTTTTGCAAAATATAAACCCTCTAGTGAATCTTTAGAAAATGCTTTTCAGTTTATAAAAAGACAGATATTAGATACAGAGGGACAAGGAGTAAAAGTAGTTGACGCTGATGTTCAAGCTAGAGAAATATTAGAAAATATTTTAGATGGTAATATTAAAAATTTAGAAACTCCTTTAAATAAAGGTGTCCTACAGAGATTAGGATTAGACGTTGATACAGGAATCTTAAAAGCAAAACAAAAAATTCCACCTGAAATTAAAGCTATCTTAGGAGAAATAAAAGATCCTGCTTATGTTTTATCTTCAACTATAGCAAAACAAGGTGCTTTAATAACAGAACTATCTATGCTTACAAATTTAGCAAAGTTAGGAAAAGGAAAAATATTTTTCTTTGATGATGCCACAAAAACAGGAGAAAAAATATCAGGACAATCAGCAGCACAAGCAGCTTTTGGAACCACTGAAGTCGTAAATTTAGGTCAAGTAGGAGGACTTAGTAAATTAGGATTACCAACAGCTTTGGATGGAGCATACACCAGTAGAGAAATGGCAGAAGCTTTTGCAGAGCAAACAGATGCTGCTAAAGGAGTTTTAAATAGTAATCTATATAAGTATTTTATTTTAGCGCCTAAATCTTTTTCTCAATCAGCCAAAACTCTTTTTTCTCCTTTCACTCACTTTAGAAACATTTTAAGTGCTGCTGCTTTCGTAACGATGAATGGAAATATTTCTTTAACCAACCCTAAAAAAACAATAGAGGCTTTCACCAAAAGTTTAGAAGCTTTTAGAAGAGGGCAAAGAGGTTTCGGAAAAAACAGGAGATTTGATCCTGAAGCATTAAAAGAATATTTAGATTATGGAAGAAGAGGAGTTAGAGGAACGAACTTACAAGTAGGAGAACTAGCTGACTTAGGTAAAGATGTATCTAGTTTAAATCTAGGACAAAAGATAGAAGATTTAACAGGTGGAACATTAGATATGTTAGGTCAGAGATTAAAAAGAGTTAAAGATTGGACAGTCAATACTTACTTGGCAGAGGATGACTTTTGGAAAATATATAATTACAGGTTTGAACAGGGAAATTTTAAAGATGGTTTTGTTAAAAACTTTCTTAGATCTCAAAACATTGAAGATGGAAAGCTGAGTGAGATAATTAAAAAAGTAAGAACTGCTGAAAATCTAGAAGCAGGTCCTACAAAAGATGCTATGTTAAAAGAACTTAGAGAGAGCGGAGATTTAGATATATTTAATAGATTAAACGATAGAGTTGGAAAAATTATAGATAGAAAAACTAACATTAATGATCCTATTTATTTTGCAGGGAAAGATATAGATCCATCAAATGCAAAGCAATCAATTGAAGAAGACTCTTTAGGGGCTCTCATCAAAAATTTAGCGGCAGACTCTACTAGAAATAACATACCTAACTATGAATATGTAGGCCAAGGCATTAAAACTTTGAGAAAACTTCCTATTGGAACGTTCGTTTCTTTCCCTGCTGAAATACTTAGAACAGGTTTTAATACTTTACAGAGTTCTATGAGACTTCTTTCTATGCAAGAGACTAGAGCTCAAGGTATGAGAAGAATGGCAGGAGTTTTAGGAACAGGTGCAGCTTTACCAGTAGGTGCAGTAGAACTTGGAAAACAATTATCTGGATTTTTACCAGAAGACATGGAAGCTTTAAGAAGATTTGTTCCTTCATGGTCTCAAAACGGACTACTCGTGCCAACTGGCACAGATGAAAGAACAGGGAGAATTCAATACTTAGATTTATCTTATATTTATCCTTATGATGCTTTGTTACGACCAGGCAAAACAATGTTTAACGAACTTCAAAAGGGTGAATCAACCAACGAACAAATGACTAAAAGATTATTAGATGGTGGAGTGATGGCAATGAAAGAACTTGTTAAACCATTTTTATCTGAAGCTATTTATACAGAAGCGATGACTGATCTATTAATTAGACAAGGTAGGTCAAGAGATGGACGTGCTGTTTTTAGACCAGAAGACCCTGTCGGAGAAAAACTTTACAAAGGAACTATGCATATTGTAGAAACTTTTGCTCCAGGTTCTCTTAAACAAGCGGGTAGAATAAAAGATTCCGTGATGTCTAAACCAGATAAGTATGGAAGAGTTTATGATTTATCCGATGAACTTCCTGGTATTTTTGGATTTAGAAATATTGAATTAGATGTGGAAGATAGTTTTAAATTTATGGTATCCGATTTTAATAAAAGAATTGCTTCTGCTAGAGCTACATTTTTAGGAGACGTATTAAGAGGCGGACAAATGACTCCTGAACAAGTTTTAGAACAGTATTATGGAGGAGAAGCTCAAAGATTTAAAGCTTTTCAAGATTTTAGAAAAGACATTCAAGCAGCAGAAAGATTAGGAATAAATAAAAAAGAATTAAATAAACAATTAGATAGAGTTTCTAAGAAAACCAAAAATGCTTTATTAACAAATAGATACCTTCCTTATCAACCATCTGACGAAGTGCAAAGATTATTTTATCAAAACGCTTTAGATTTAGTAAGAGAGACAGGACAACCCCTGAATAATTCTTTTCAAAAAGCTTTCTCTCCTATTAAACAATACTTACAAGCTAATACAGGAAAAAGTTTATCGGACAACCCAAACTTTGAATTTACTTTACCAGAAGTTACAAGCTTCTTAGACTTTCCTATATTTGATTCTAGCGCTCCTGTTACTCCTCAATCACCAACCACGAACACTGGTCCAGGAACCATTGTCACCGGACAAGGACAAAGCTCGACAAACGCTAATGTAGATGTTAGATTTAGGCAAGGAACAATAACAGATCCAACTAATAGGACAATTGCAGGATTAGATTAAAATGGCACCACCACGTAGAAGAACAAGATCAACCGGAATGAGTCCTGGTGCAATGGGTGGTAGAGTAGGTTCTGGTATTACCAGTGTTTCTTCTAGACCAACGCCTTCTAGAAATAATAATCGTCAACAAAGAAGAGCTCAACAACAAAAAGAATTAGATCAGTTTAAGAGCACTTTAAAAGTCGCTCCTGGTACAACTAACTTATATCAAGAACAAGCTCCCAAATTTAATCCACAAACAGGTAGATATGAACGAACAACCTTAGCTCAAAAAGCCATGGAGTTATCTAATAAATACGGACCAACGCCAAGAGAATTATTAGGAGATATTGGATCCGGTATTGGAAGTATTGCTGGCGGACTAATGAATAAAGTTTCATCAGGTGATTTTGGTATTATAGGTATCGCTAAAGGTCTATACGAAAAGTTTTCTGATAGAGCAAATCAGGCAAAAGATTTTTTAGGACAACAAGTAAATAAATTATCCGACATAGATTTAGAGATTTTAAAAAATAAAAACAAATACAAACTAACTTCACAAAAACCAGATATACAACTAGTTAATCAACTAGAGTCTAATGCAAAACTTGCAGCGGAAAATAGAAATCTTTTTGGTGATTATTATGGTTTTGGTGGTCCATCAATGCCAGGCAAAGTAGAAAGAGAGCCAATCGAAACTCTTGTTCCTTCCACTTTATATGGTATGCCTCAACAACCTCCAGGATTTAAAGTAATGCCAGAAGGTCAACGACAACTATTAGCAGATATAAGAAGAGCTGATCAAAATATGATGATGGCTCAAGGTGGTTCCGTTGACAATAAATTAAACGACATGCAAAAAAGCACTAACAACATTTATGGAACTGGTATATTATCTGTCCGATAATATGAGAATATTTACATATATAAAAAAATTAATAACAATATTTAAAAGAAAGGAAAAAGATCCTCATGAAATACATTGGGGAATAGGTGGAAAATGATTAAAATTACAGACGCACTGAAGGCAAGAGTACAGGACCATGAAGGTCTAAGGACATCTGTTTATCTAGATACGTTAGGCAAAAAAACTGTGGGCATCGGCCATCTCGTTCAACCACATGAAATGGAAAGATTTGCTGAAGGGGTAGAAATACCGATGGATGAAATCATGGAAATATTTGAAATGGATTTAAACAGAGCTGCAGCGGGAGCTGACATGCTCATACAAGATAATATTGGTCACGATTTACCACAACACGTGGGCGAAGTAATTCTTGAAATGGTGTTTCAACTGGGGACAACAGGTGTATCTAAGTTCCTCAAGTTTTGGAAAGCTCTAAGAGTCAAGGACTGGAAGACCGCAGCGGCTGAAATGAAGGATTCGAGGTGGCATAAACAGACACCGAAGCGCTGTGAATCCCTTGCTGAAATTGTAGCAAATACCTAGAGTGTTCTTCTAATAAAATTTGGAAAGCGGCCTTCTTCCTTAAAGGTAACGTAGGCTGCATACCAATCATTTTTGTATTCTGCTTGACAGAAATTTTTAATTGATTCATCTTTATCTTCTTTTACTTTAAATAAGTTTAAAAAGTGATTCATTGATCTTTTAGTTAAGTTAAACATTATAATCTCCTTGTTGTTTATGGAGAAGATAATTTTATTTTTTCTTTTTACTTGTGCTTTTATTAGAACGCTGATGTTCTGCTATAACATCATAAATCTCAACCTTAGACCAATGAGCCATGGCAGCTTTATGAATATCCTCTTGAAATACTTTTAGCTGACCCATATCCAATTCAATAGGTCTACCTAAATTGTCTTGTGCTTCTTTGACTTCTTCTCTTGTTAAACTTAAATATAGTTTGCCGTCTTGATATACAATTCTACTCATTTTATTTCTCCCCAGTTATCTCCAATCTCT